ATAATGTCCCAAGCTGCTCGCTCACTAGTTGGATTCGTGAAATAATTTCTGCTATTTCTGCCTTGCTTGACGAATGGAATAACAATTGCAATGCTCGGGGATGGAGCAAATCCAATACATGTGACTGCTCGTCCAGCTGTTTCAATGTCGACAGCAAGTCTTCTGCATCCATCAATGTAAAGACGTTTGAACTCATAAAGGTCCCCTATCTTCGGCTCGATCCATATTTCCCGTTGAGGTCTTCTAACATCTGGAAACAATGCCTCTCTCTTTGCCTTGAAGAAGTCCATGACGACCGTCGGTCGCAGTTCCCACTGTCTGAGGACAGCAGCAGGGTGGAAAGTAGGGAGGACTTTGTATCCCTTGACTGTATGGGTGGATAAGGCTGTGGTTCCTCGGATTGCCGATATGCCTGTACGGCCAAGGAGAGCCCATACAGGAGTATTACCCAAAGCAATAATGAGATTAGGATTGGTACTAATAATTTCATCACCTAACCTCTCTAGTTCCGGGATGTATTGCGCCTGGACATACTTTCCCTTACCGAGAGCGGGAAAGCCTTTAACACCTTCCTGCTTTGT